TGAATTATCTACGGATGCTTTGTTTGATTTAACTGCTGATTTAGACTTTCAAGAGTTCTTTAATGATTTGAAGAATAGAACTTTAGTCACAGTAAGGTTTGCAGAGAGAACTTCAGGTAGATATTACCAAGGAAAGGCTTTTGTTACAAGTCTTTCTATGGATGCAGGAGTTGAGGAAAATACAACTTATTCTGTAACATTTACAGGTACAAGTACAGCAACAACAGGTACATATTAACAATTAATAAGCATAAAATGAAAAAGGTAGAATTAGGTGGTCAGTTAAGACCTATTAGGTTTAGTTACTTATGTTTAAAGCAAATTTGCAACAAGTTAGGTTTAAAACTAAACGAATTAAATAAGTTAGGAACTGAGATAGACCACATTGGAGTTATCGCTTACTTTGGTTTGAAGTACGGTGCTAAAAAGAACGGAGAGAAGTTTAATTACAAAATATCTGATATTGAAGATTGGATAGATAATGAAGAGTTCTCTAAGATAAATGAAATATTTGAATCGTTCCAATTAGACCAACCTCAATCAGAGGGAAAGTAGTAAAGGGTGAGGAAGTTGATGATGATGGTGAGGATATTGATTGGGATAAACTCGAACAGATAGGATTAGGAATGATGGGGTTATCGTATGATGAATTATATGAATTAACCCCTCGTTCTTTTAATAATAAGTTAAAGGGATTCTCTGACCATTACAATCAATCAAATCAAGACTCTTGGGAGCAAACAAGAACTATTATGATTGCTTGCTTAATGCCTCACTCTAAAAAGAAACTAAGACCTACTGATGTATTACCTTTCCCTTGGGATAATAAAAATAAACCTAAGAAAGAAATAGCTTCAAAAGAACATATAAGAAAAGTTCTTGAAAAATACAAAAAAACTAATTTTAATAAATTATAACTAATGGGTGCATCTGTAAAAACCATCTCGATAATTGTAGCAGCCAATATTAAAGGGCTAGAAGTTGGATTAGGTAAAGCGAATAAATCGTTAGCTAAATTCGCTTCAGGAGCAGCTCGTATGGGTTCTCTTTTATCGTTTGGGGTTACAGCACCTTTAACTGCTTTAGGTAAATCAGCCTTCGATACATTCTCTCAATTTGAGAATGGTATGATGAAGGTTAATACAGTTACTGGGGCTACGGTAGGCGAGTTTAAAATGCTTACAGCCGAAGCTAAACGACTAGGTGCTACTACACAATTTACTGCACTTCAAGTCGCTGACCTTCAATTAGTATTAGGTCGTAAAGGTTTCGACCCGACTGCTATTAAAAATATGGAGAAATCTATATTAGACTTAGCTTTAGCAACAGGAGAAGATTTATCTCTTGCAGCCGACACAGTAGCATCTTCAATAAATGCTTTTGGTTTATCATCAAATGAAGCGTCAAGAGTAGCAAATACTTTAGCTTCAGCCGCAGCAAATTCATCCGTACAACTTAGTACATTCTCTACTGCTTTCGGTCACGCAGGGGCATCAGCAAACGCTGTAGGAATCGAATTAGAAGAACTATCAGCGATGATGGGTGTTCTAATGGATAATGGTATCAAAGCGTCTAAAGCAGGTACAGGGCTTCGTAAAGTCTTTATGAAGTTACACAAAGAGGGTCGTTCTTTTACTGAGATTTTAGATTTAGTTACTCAAGGACAATTCGGATTAGAGCAAGCTCAAAAACTCGTTGGTGTTACAGCAGCCAATCAAATACTTATTCTTGCTAAGAACAAAGATAAAGTAGCAGAATTAACTAAAGAGTATCAAACTAATACTGGCAGATTAGATGAAATGGCTGAAGCGATGGGAGGAACAACCTTCGCTAAAGTTAAAAAGATGGAGTCAGCTATCGAGGGAATGAAACTTGAGATGGGTGCTTTAATTGCAGATGCTATATTGCCTATTATACAAAAAATAACTGAATGGGCTAGTGCATTTCAAGATTTAGATGGTGGTACAAAGAAATTAATACTACAAATAGCTGGAATAGCAGCAGTTCTCGGACCACTTTTACTTACAATATCTTTAGCTACAGCAGCTTGGGGAGCAATGACTTCAGCTATAGCTTTAGTTACAGGTGGTATAAAATTATTAACTTTAGCTATAATGGCTAATCCTTTAGGTGCTTTAGCAGTTGTTGTAACTGCAATCGCAGCTCATTGGTTGATTTTCAGAGATAACAATAGAGAGGCTAACAAAGAGTTAGATGAAACTCAAACAAAAGCAAAAAAAGCAGCAGATAGGTTAGCTGAGATTAATAAAGAATTAGATAGGTCGGGTAAAACAAGTTTAGATTTAAAGAAATTAGAAGCTGAAGAAGAGAGAAATAGAATACTTGAAGAACATAATAAATTAAACTTTTTAGCTGTTGATGCAAAGGCAGCTTTAATGAAGCAATACAATGAGTGGGGAGATGTTTTAAATAAAATTACTAAATTAGAAAAAGAGCAAGAAGATGCTTTAAATGGCACTAATATAGAAGTAGAAAATTTAACCGATAACTATAAAGATGCTAAAACAGCAGCTCAAGGTATTATGGATGCTTTAGAAACTTCTGAGCCTGATGTAGATACACCTGAATTAAAAGATGGTCGAATGGAAATGCCTGAACCAACAATACCTCTATCAAAACTTGAAAAAGGGTTATTTAAAGCAGGTGATTTGATTGGTAGATTTTTTGAAAAGTGGGGCGAGTCGATAAAAATGGTTGGTAGTATTTTCTCTAATATGCTTAACAATAAAATGATAGCTTTAGACAACTATCATAAAAGAGAAACTGAAGGAATCGCTACTTCAGGTATGAATAGCAAACAACAAGCATTAGCACAAGAGAAATTAGATAAAGATGTAGCTGCTAAGAAAGCTAAAATTCAAAGAAAACAAGCTATAGCTGAAAAAATGTCTGCGATAGCAAGTGCTATTATGAATACAGCAACAGCAGTTACTAAAACGATAGGTCAATTAGGCTTTTTAGGTATTCCTATGTCCTCAATAGTTGCTGGTTTAGGGGCAGTTCAAGTAGCTACTATAGCAGCCCAACCTATACCTCAGTTCGCTGATGGTGGGGTTGTATCAGGACCAACATTAGGTTTAATGGGTGAATATTCAGGTGCTAGAAGTAATCCTGAAGTTATCGCCCCGTTAGATAGATTAAAGTCCATTATAGGCGATACAGGTAGTTCAAGTACGGTTATACCTGATGTAAAGATAAAAGGTGATGATTTATTGATTGTGTTCGATAGAGCTAATAGAAGAAAAAGCAGAAGGTAGATATAGATGGCATACGGAAAATTCAGACATAGCACCATTAAAGGTGAAAAAACAAGTACTTGGAATGTAGAAATTTGGAAAAAGGATTTCACAGGTTCATCAACTGAAATCAATCTATCAGGAGAAGGTTTTGAGATTACTTGGAATGGTCAAGGTGGGACTAGAGATAGACAATTTATAGCTTCAGCTTGTACTTTAAATTTAATTATTGAAAACAATACCGATGAAACATTTGTTTATGATGTTTTAAATACTGGCGTTCATAATTATTATATAAGAATTTATAAAGGAGCAGTAGATTCAGCTCACACAAACATTTGGTGGTATGGTTGGGTAGAGTCGGCATTTGATGTTGTAGAGAATCTTCCATATCCTTATGAATATAAATTAAATGCAACCGATTCTTACGGATTCCTTAATAAATTAAAAGCAGATTCTTTCGCAGACGAACAAACTAAGGTAGCTACTATTGATACAGTTAAAAGTTCATTACTTAATGTTTTATCATCAGCCCCTACAGACTCTATTTTAGATGTAGGAGGTAGTACAGCAAATAATTTAAACCCAGCTCCCGATAGTTTTAAATTTTTTAGGACTATATCTAATTGGTGGATGGATGGTGATTACAACGCATCAATAAATCCTTTAGGTAAATATTTTGTATCAAGTGGTGCTTATGCAGGTAGAACTACTTATAATGAAGAGGGTGAAGTTACATCAGGATTAAATTCACTACAATATAAACTACAAGATTATTTTAATGGTAGTTTAAAGCTATTTAATTTAGTTGGTTTTTTAGCAGAAGGGGTTTATAATTTTGTACAACCTAATAGTTATACAGGATATACTTCGGGTTCAATAAAGGGTTTTAGGGCTTCAAATAACTCTGATGAAGCAGCCGAAAATCTTAGTTTAATTTTAAATATAGACCAATCAAACAACGCTATAGTTAATGGTTCAAGTTTAACTTACGAACCAGCTTTAGAGAGTGTTCGTGTTTCTTATAATCAAGAAGAGTCTTTTAATGTTCCTTCTGGAACTGATTTAGAGAGTCCAATTCAAGCAGGGTATGTTAGTGCTAATTCAGGTTTATTTACTTTAAATTATGTAACTAAAAACTTCACTAAAGTTTTAAAGTCTAATTTTAGTTTCAATAATGCTAACCACGATATATTTAATAATACATTTACTACTACATCTGCTTTAACCATAAAACTAACTGATGGTACTAATAATTATTATTTACAAACACAATCAGATAGCGATACTTTAGTATGGACTCAAAACAACTC